CTCTAGCAAGACTTACAGTAGAATAACCAACATTGGTAAATGCTACTGTGCTTCCAAGAGTTGCAATACCTACAAAGTTAACATCCGCAGAAGTTACAGTACTAACTCCACCAGATGCAGCTGTAATACTTACAAATCCTACAGTAGTTGCAGTACGTTGTTTAATATCAGCATTAAATGTCCCCCCTGCTCCAACAGTAGCAAATATAGATTTTACTTGCTCTGTTCCATATGCAGTGGTTGCAACAGAAACTCTAGAGTTATCTACGCCATCAAAGATAAACTCTTCACCGTCTCTGAACTTTCCTTTAGTATTATATACTGTGAGGAGTCTTCCTCCATTCACAGCATATCTTAAAAATCCAGTTGCACCACTAGATTTTCCTCTTATATGAGTAGGGACGGCAAGGGTTACGCCCTGATTTAGTGTTATCTCAGTATATGTTTGAATGTCATACAATGAAATATCATATTCATTAGTATCTGGATTAGTGGTATCATAAGATCCACTTTCCAATGCAAAGTCATAAACTCTAGCGAGTCCAATTTCTCTTCCAGCAGAAGCGATTCCAGATGCTCCCTTACGGGATTCCATCAAGTGAACAACAAAGTCTGTTCCAATACCAATATTTGGAGATCCATAAACTCTATTAAGAGTGTATGTTGGACCAGTTACATAGTTTGTTCTTTGGTTAGTAACTGATTTTGTAGTTCTTGGTTTGGGAAAATCTACAAAAGCTGAACTGATAGTTTCTACAGGATATCCTTTTACAACTGCTTTAGTTGGAGAAATCTGATATGTTCCCAGATCATCACTTGGATTATTGTTATTATACGTTACCTCTCCTGCATTAAAAATACCACCATTTCCCTTGAGATCATTGAGAGTCTCTTTTGAAATGACTGTTGGTTGAGTGATATAGTAATCACCAGATTCATTAAAAGTTCTCTTTGCTAATTCGTCGCCAAGAATATTATATTGTGGATCTTGGATTAAAGATCTTAAAATGCCATCTCTTACTTCTAATAACTCTACAAAGTTTTCTACGTCATTTTGACCGAGATCTACCTTGACAAGATCTGCAGTGATTTTTAATCTATCCGCTCCTGGAGCAGCATAGTTATTGAATCCCTTTGCGTTATCTACAAGAGTTTCGTCCTCATTAGAGTCTATGACTTCTTCGGTTATCTGAAAACCAACTCTATAACTAGAAGTATTGCTATACTGATCAAGGATTAAAGTTTGCTCAGGAACAGTTACAAAATAACCTCTTAAGAAATATACC